AACGATTTGTTGAACTGTGTATCATAGTCTATATACTTGTGTAAGTCAAGCTCTTCTGGTATATCTCCTTGCGGAAACGCAATCACATTTGATTGGATTGTGTTTGGTTCTTTAAGGAAGATAAACTTGATCTTCTCACCACCTTGGATTAGAGGATACTTATTAGTAAGGCTATGATTATGTAGAAGATGATTATATACGAGAGAACCACGAACGTGTATAGGACATCCGGATGCATATATGCTTTTCTTGTCTGCATATTTACCCAAACCGTTGACGCCGCGAGGAAATGCAACATCCGCAAGAGGTAGATTTGGAAAGTCACTACGGAAAGTTTCAATGAAAGATATGACAGCCGCTTCATCTGCGTCAAAGATAACATCAATAACCTCTCTTAGTTTCTCTCTACATGCTGTTGGTGTTGAACTCTTTACCATCTCTAGACCCATAACTTTTTTCTTAGGTTGTGCATACTGCACACCCTCAGAGTTATGAACGTTTAGAATGTATCTCTTCTTGGCAGTCCAGATTGCTTTGTCTGCCAAGACCTCTCGCTTCATGACAATCTTTTGTTGAAAGACATTAGTGTAATCACCAAGCTCTCCACAAGCCTTATCAATAACAGGTTGCAGTTTACTTTCGCATACTCTGTCCAAGAAATTGATGGCTTTCGCAGGATCTTTAACATCACTAGGCAGCGTTTTATATACCAACTTTCCAAGGTTGAGATAAACCGAATCAGTGTCAACCGCAATAACGAAATCATCATTTGACTTTAGTACCTTCCTGAGATAGTCGTTAAGTGATCTTTCGATCCACCGTATGGATAGTTGACTAGTAGTCGTGATTGCAATCGCATTGCGAAGATCGAAGAACCTAAAATACTTCGAGCCCATTGCGCCGTATAGTGAATTAAGGGAGACCTTCTTGCTGAGTTGGAGGTTTTTGAACTTAGCAATTTTCTTTTTAAGTTCTGCCTTCTTTGCTTTGTCCGTCTCATTCTCGTATTGTGTCTCTGCATCTAACATCGCCTTCTTATATACTTTACGATCATTGAACATCTTCTCGACCATTTCAGGCATGAAGCCTTGCTTGTCACGACGATATAACTGACCGTTAGCAGTTAAACATACGTTCTCATCTTTTAGAATAGATAAGTCCATAGTCCTATCGAGGAGTTTATCAACATCGACCCCGCTTGCAATAATGCTACGCATAGCATCAGTGTAATCACTAGGTTGAATGATAGTCTCGGGAGAGATATTGGAGCCCATAATGACAGAAGGATACTCACTATTAACGTCGAAAGAAGCAACCCAATTGTGAAATCCATTAATAGTATCCTTAACATAGGCTCCCACATATGCTGTTTCCTTTTCATGCTTTTCAATAGGTGGAACAACTACATTCTTTGCTTTTAGATGATGAAAGCAAATCACGTCCCACATACGAACCTGTGCAAACACATCTTCATAGTTGCATTTGTTATCATAGGAAAGAGTCAACGCAAGTTCAATAAACTTTCCTTTGTCATCAATTCTGTCAACGAGGTCAACGTCTTTGATGTTATAGTCAATGAACTTTTGATAGTCCTCTTTATATAGATTATGAAGCGAACCATATTCTTCATACGACAACTTACGTTCACCCAATTCAACGTGTGCGATACTATCAAGACGATAGGACTCTTGTGACTGGCCAGCTGGAGCATACCTTCTGTATAGTGCCAATAGATCAAGAGTAGCAATACCAAGAATAGAATAACCTTGACCACGACGACCCATATTCAAGTCTAACACTTTGGTATTGATGACATTCCACGGTGATAGTCTCTTGGCATCGTCACCAAACAGTTTTGTGATACGATTGACAAGATATGGAATATCAAAGTTTTCAACGTTCCATCCAGTAATGATATCTGGATAGTCTTGCTGCCACCAACCAAGAAACTTTTTGATAAGTTCTTGCTCGTTAGCACAACGATGATAGGTAACATCCTTACGACTATTTCTATAATCACCTACACCAAACGTATTGAAATGTCCATTCATCTTGACCGTGATAGCAGTTAATGGTTCTTTTGCTTCGTCTGGCTCAGGGAAGCCATTCTCTGAACCAACCTCGATATCGATGTTAGCAATTCTAATGTCGTTTATGTTCCAGTCAATAACATTGGGAAACTCATCAGCAATGAAACAATACTGATAACGAGTGTTACCATATATCTTGAAACTTTCGACACCTTCATACTGCTTAACAAAGTCACGACATTCACGGATCGATCCAGGTTTAACTGGACCAACATACTCTCCGTGAATAGTCGTGTATTTGGTTGGAGTCTTTGAGGGAACAAAGAGAGTTGGGTTGTAATCAACTCTTGCTTTGACCTGGCGTCCGTCTTCAACACCACGATAGAGAATCCTACCGCCCCATATTTCAACGTTTGTGTAATATCTCATTAAGGTGTAATGATCTTTGAGGTTGCGAGTTGAATGCCACCGAAGAGGCTGTTATACTGATTGATGAAATCAGTTAGTGGTTCTGCCGTTGTTACTATAAGAGCCTTGTTGAATGTAAGTTGCTTACTGTCACTAAACTGTAGATAAGGAGCAAGACCAACCTGTGGTGTTTGTGGAGTTGTCTTATCAGGAATCACAACGACACGAACCGCATTCTTTACAACAAGACTTGTTGCTTCTTCCGACAAGACCTCGGCAATGATTTCTTCACCACCGAGGAACTTAATTAGTTTTACATTTGCTGCCATGTTATACAATCTCCATTAGGTAATCATAAACTCCAAGTGTGATCCACTTGAAGGGAACAGTAGTCACCCGACTACCATATTCGTTTACAAAAGTGTAAGCATTGTCCTCATCAGCAATCTTGCCGATGCGTTCCCACTTGCCATCAAAGGCACGCTGCTTAAAATCTTCCTCATAAATCTTCATTGTCTTTTCGCTGAAGTTCATCTCAGTCTCCTTAGTCCCATAGGTTACGATAATACTTGCCGAACAATCTGAATCCGTTATCTATTCTAGCATTATACTCTTTAATCTTAACATAGTCAACCCAGTAATCAGGATTCTTTTGTTTCATTTTATACAAGGCGCTTTCTTCTCCTTCTACACCAGAAACAAGATCCCAATCAATGTCTGGATCACCATGACGAAACTGATCTTCCCAGGATTCATTAAGATGTGTCTCAAAAGCCCAGATCATTTCATTAAGAATCCAATCCCACTTGTAATGAATCCAACGATCTTCTGTTTCATAATCATCTGGACCTTTACTAAGTGTATGACGCATATGTGTCGGAACATCCTCGTTATCAACGTATGGTGAACCATGCTTAGTTTCTTTGATTTGTTTGAGCATAGGTAGAATGATAAGAGCAAGTGAATGATCCATTGACCAGGTATCATAACGATCAATGCGAACTTTAATCTTGCGTTCTTGTTTAGAATGGATCCATTCGCATACATCATTTACCCAAGTCTTAGCAAGCCAGTCACCAATCTTTTCTGATGTATCTTCGCTAACAAATGGAATTAGTTCTGCGATCTGATATGGACCCCACCACTTCTTATACGGACCGATGTAAACTTTCATAATGTTTCCTTATCTCAACTTTGATGCTTTGGACACAAGTAGCACATACTACCGAGCATCCATGCTTTTCCATGATTTCTTGAACTGAAGGAACATCACCGGAATGATGTTCAAGGATTTGTTTGATTGTGTTAGATGATATGGTGTTACAGGAACATAAGATCATTGCTTTCCTCTCACATTACTATATATTATAGCAGGTTACGTGGAGGTGTCAAGATGCCTATTAATAGTTGGACAATCAATTTAGTTTTAGGAATAGTTATAGCTGTCATTGCTGGTGGCGGAATATACATTTGGAAAAGTTCCATTGAAGAATCTACTCTGGCAGAAGCAAGAATAGCGGAATTACAAAAAGAGTTAGCGTTACAAGAAACATACATCAACGATCTAACCGAACTAAACAAAGAAAGCAATAAACTTATTGCCGAGATGAAAGACAAGAATTCCTATTTGAATGACACTCTCAAGGGTCTTGATGTATATCTTGATACACATAAAGATGATAAAGAATCCTCAGAGGTTCTTAAAAGAACTATTAGGGAGTTGTCTCAATGAAGAAACTACTAATCCTTTCACTACTGCTAGCCGGCTGTCAATCTACAACACCAACAACTAGATTACATGTCATCACACCTCCAGATGAAATGTATGACTGTCCAATCAAAACTAAATGGCCTAACTGGAAAACATTGAATGACACCGAAGTAGCCAAAACGATTGTTGAACTCTATAAGAACAACTCTCGTTGTAAGAACTCCATCGATGCCATTCAAAAGTATCTAACGGACGCTAAGGCCCGTATAGAAGATTAAAGAGATGTTGGATCTGTTGGGTGAGAAGCATTGGTCACATTCTGATCCTTTGCTGTAACACCTAGACCAACGATTGAAAGTAGGAAGGGCCATACTTCATCCAATGGTGGAAGAGGCATGGACTCTGGCCATACACCAGCATACTTTAATCCATATGCTACTAGCGGGATAAGACCAATAACGGTCGTTCTCCAGTTAGCGGTAAAATTCTTAAACATCATAG